GAATTAATTTCACTTCTTTACGATGGATTAATTCCTCAGTGGGATGTGTCAAAGGTTCGTCCAGCAGGAACTCCTCTAAAAACATTTGGAGGAAGAGCATCTGGACCAGAACCTTTGCAAGACTTGTTCCGTTTTATTACGGAGATATTTAAAAATGCCGCAGGAAGAAAACTTAAATGCATCGAAGCACACGATATCGTATGTAAAATTGCTGAAATCGTGGTGGTTGGAGGTGTTAGGAGGTCTGCTCTTATTAGTCTTAGTGATCTTACAGATGAGCAAATGCGTCACGCTAAGTCAGGAAATTGGTGGGAACAAAATGCCCAAAGAGCTCTCGCAAACAACAGCGTTAGTTATAAAGAAAAACCAGACGTTGGAACTTTCATGCGAGAGTGGCTCGCCCTTTATGATTCAAAATCTGGAGAAAGGGGCATATATAATGCGATGTCTGCGATGAAACAAGTAGAATCTTTAAATGTTGACGAAGAACAAAGAAGAGAACCGAGACCTGATTTCGGAACCAACCCATGCTCGGAAATTATCCTTAGATCAAGAGAATTTTGCAATTTATCCGAGGTTGTTATTCGAAAGAGTGATAATTTAGAATCTTTGAAAACCAAAGTTAAAGTTGCAACAATTCTGGGAACGTTTCAGTCAACATTGACAAATTACAAATATCTCAGTAAAGAATGGAAACGCAATTGCGATGAAGAAAGACTTTTGGGTGTTAGTTTGACCGGCATCATGGACAACGATCTTACAAATGGTAAAAAAGGCAAGAAAAAATTGACAGAGGCACTTGAAGAGTTGAGAGAAGTTGCCGTACAAACAAATAAAGAATGGGCGGAAAAATTAGGCATTAATCAATCTGCGGCAATTACTTGTGTGAAACCATCAGGCACAGTATCACAATTAGTTGATAGTGCATCTGGAATTCATGCAAGACACAATGATTATTACATCAGAACTGTTAGAGCAGACAATAAAGATCCTTTGTGTAAATTTATGAAAGATGCAGAATTTCCAAATGAACCAGATGTAATGAAACCACAGCATACAACAGTATTTTCATTTCCAATGAAGTCTCCTGAAGGATGTGTTATGAGAAACGATATGACCGCCATTGAACAAATGGAATTGTGGTTGGCATATCAGACCCATTGGTGTGAACATAAACCTTCTGTAACTATTTCTGTCAAAGAAGATGAATGGCCAGAAGTAGGATCCTGGGTTTACAATCATTTTGATAGAATTTCAGGAATTTCTTTCTTACCATTCAGTGAGCATACATATCGACAGGCTCCTTATCAGGATTGTACTGAAGAAGAGTATTTAAATGCCTTGGATGCTATGCCTAAAAATGTTGATTGGTCAAAACTTGCAGATTTTGAGAAGGAGGATTTTACAGTTGGATCTCAGGAGTTGGCATGTAGTTCTTCATCTGGAGGTTGTGAAGTCGTAGATTTATAATTTTTTCATCAGGGTTTTTTCGGAAACCCTGATACATAAATATAATAGAATTTTAAAATTATATTGCCGCAATTATAAAGGAAAATATGGATTGGAAATCAATCGAACCGTTATTCGTGACATCTATCATCGGTCTAGTTGGTTGGTCATTGGTCGAAATTTCTAATTTAAAAGTTTCTACAGCTAAAATTGAAACTGAACTTAACTATGTCAGAGAAAGTATAAAAACAATTGCAGGTGATATAAAACAAATAAAAATAGAATCTATTGGATCAATAGATACAAGGAATCAATATGTTCCTGTGTCAGAACCACCAAAACCAAATGTTATAAATACGTCCTATGAATGATGATGAAATTTTAGAAAAAACTATAGTATCTCTAGACGAACACACTCCAGAAACCGCAGAAAAAATAATACAAAAATGGAAATACAAAGTACACTCTTTTAAAGTAAACCATATTTTGTATTCACACATTGGTAAAAATCATCGAAATATTTTTTGTGATTACAAATTGTATGATATACCGAATACTATGTGTAAAGTTATCGAAAATTTGATAGATACTGGTGCTGATATGGTGACAATTAATATGAATAATAATATTAAATCAATGGAAGCAATATCACAATATGCAGAAGATATTAAATTATTAGGTGTAACTGTGTTAACAAGTTGGGACCATAATGATCCATACTTTATACATAAACAACAAATTGGTGATATGTATGAAAGAAGTTTATGGATGATGGAAAAATATGGTTTTTGGGGAATGATATGTTCAGCTAAAGATATTAAAATGTTTAAAAAAACAAAGTTAAAAAAAATTACACCAGGTATTAGATTTTCTCACGATATGCTAGGTGATCAAGTAAGAGTTACAACTCCTGAGAAAGCAATTAGAAATGGATCTGATTATTTAGTAATGGGTAGAAGTTTTTTTACAAATTTTGAAAATGTAAAGGAGGAAAATGATAAAGCATGAATTAGATTTTAGTGATGGTAATTATATTGTTGGACATTTTACATATCCTAAATGTCCTTCTTGTGATCAGGCAAAAGAATTATTGCGTGAAAAAAACATTCAATATATGTTCATTCAAGCAGATAAAAAATTATTCGGTAAGGTTATGGGAGTTACAAAATCAACATCAGTTCCTCAGATTTTCTTAAATGGTGAATATATTGGGGGTTATGATGATTTAGTCGAGCATTTTAGAGAAGATGGTTAAAAGTCCTTGTGTAAAAATTTGCAAACTAGACGAATTTCAAATTTGTTTGGGTTGTGGTAGAAGTTTAGATGAAATTAGAAATTGGACTAAATATGACGAAACCTATAAATCGGAGGTTTGTCGAAGATCATTCGACAGAATCTCAAAAAAAATTATTAACGGGGATGAGTGAAATTTTATTCATATTGACTGATGAAATGGAAAAAGTTGATCAGACAATAGATAGTATAAAAAGTAATCCAAAACCAGATATTGAATATATGACTATGCCTTTAAAGTTAAAATGTTATCGTGATGGTTTAAAATTTGCATTTAAAATTATAACAAAATATAAACAAATGGAAAGTTTAATGGACGATGGAAAATAGTATTAAAATAGATTGCTCTTATTGCGATGTTAGATATGAAATATTAATCGAAGAAGATGAAAGACCACAATACTGCTCTTTTTGCGGTGAAATGATTGACTTGAAAGAAGAAGAGGACGATAATTGGGATAATTAAAAAAAAATATATTGTTGGTATAGATTATTCTCTGACTAGTCCTGCGGTTACGGAGTTTTATGGAAATGATTGGGATTATAATAGGAGTTGTATTTCTCATAATATTCTTGCTAATAATGATCGGAGACGGGCCCGGTGGTCCTCCATCACTCACTTAGATGTAGACATATATCCAGAATATTTTTCTGACATTGAGAGATATAACGGACTTTCTGATTGGGTTTATCATAAAATTATTAAACATAATCGTAGACCGATCATGGTATTTATTGAGGATTATGCATATTCGGCAACTGGAAAAGTTTTTCATATTGCTGAAAACATGGCAATTTTAAAAAATATGTTAGTTCAAACTGGAATTAAATACACGATGATTTCTCCGACCGCAATAAAAAAATTTGCAACAGGAAAAGGGAATGCTAATAAAGAAAAAATGTATGAATCTTTTAAAAATGAAACTGGAAGAGATTTGGAAAAAGAATTTGAATTAAGATGTGATAAAAATCCTATATCAGATATAGTAGATTCATATTGGTTATGTAAATATGGCTTCGAAAATTTTATAAAGGAATTATAATCAATGGCAACTATACCTGAAGAATATTCTGATTTTGATTTTGGTTTTTCGGCAGTAGATGATGAAGAGTATAAGGCAAAAACTGCTGAAGTTGAGCAAAAAATAGTAGAAATTGAAACAAAATCAGAAAGCTTAGTAAATTTAGAGAAGAAAATTGATGCCGCAATAAACGAATTGAGTTATAAAAAAGAATATTTGGAAGAAAAATATCGTGAAGACATGCAAGAAATAGAAAAATTAATTTTACCTTTATTGTATAATTTGATGAAAAATCCCGAAAAAGATTATATATATTGGCCAAATCGTGAATCAATAATTACAAAACAAATAGAAAAAATTAAAGACATCACTGGAGATTTGGATTAATGGCTATTCTAAAAGGTATTGACCTAAAGTCAAATACTGCTATATCGTCCGGGGGTCAAGAATTGTTGAGTTCGGGTGGTGAATTGAAAGGTTCTTTGAGTACTTTGGGTGGTGTAGAAATAATAGATTCTAGTGGTAATTTTAAAAGTTCTTCAGGTGATACGGTCATAGATTCCACTGGTAATTTTAAAAGTTCTTCAGGTGATACGGTCATAGATTCCACTGGTAATTTTAAAAGTTCTTCAGGTGATACGGTCATAGATTCCACTGGTAATTTTAAAAGTTCTTCAGGTGATACGGTCATAGATTCCACTGGTAATTTTAAAAGTTCTTCAGGTGATACAGTTGTGCAATCAGATGGAACTTTAAGAGTTATAAAAAATTTTACAAATTCTACTAGACCTACTAATCCTACTAATGGTGCTATAATTTATAATACAGATACTAATAGAATGGAAATTTATCGCCCTGGAGGACAACCTATATCATTGCGTGATAGAAACAACTCTGGGTTGCAAACAAATTTTGATTGGGTTCCTTTAAGTTGGAATGAAATAGGTGAAACCGTGTTTGAATCTACGTTGAGTTTCAAATACAGACAAATAATAACCAGAGGTTATGTTATGGGTGGATATGTTTCAACATCTCCATGGAGAAATGTGAATAAAATGCATCATGCCACAGATGTTATGACTAATTTGGGAGATTTGTTGACACATGCTGCTGCCTATACCTCAGGTGCGTGTAATTTGACTAGAGGATATCTGTGGTCTGCAGACAATACCTGGCCTGGAACTTCGGCACAAACAACATCATTTAATATGTATAATGATTCACCAACAAATTTATATGGTGGTAATATGAATATGCAAGTGGGTAGAAATGACTGTGCCACAATGCAAAAGGAACACTATTTTGCTTATATTGTTGGAGGAGGAAGTTCATATGTCGATATATTCAATTTAACAACCGAGGTGATGTCCGGTTCTGGTCATGGAGGAGCAACTTCATTATCAGGTGATTCTGCTCAAGCAGGTTGTGGTTCTTTTCATGATGAATTAAAAGGTTTTGTATATCAGGATTCTAACAATGGCCATCGTTTTAATTTTGCAACATCAACATCATCTAGTTCTTATACAGTAACAACTGGAATGGGAACTGTGAGAGGTGTTCACAGTCAACAAAAAGGAATTTCTTCTAAAAATGATAAAGGATATTGTGGAAATGAAGGTAGTTATAATGGGGGTTATAATCTGAGAAGATTTACACTTAGTAATGAAACTGCTTTAAGCAATGTAAGCAAACCTATAGGAAATAGTGGAGAGGAAAATTTTGATATGGGTCAAGATCATCAATATATGATGGGAATGTATGATGGCGCACAGAACAATAGAGGATGGAGATTTAGCTATTCGACAGACAGTGGTTATGAATTATCGACAGGTCAAGTGAGAACTGGAGTACCTGGAGGATCATCAGGATATTGTACATGGGTATAAAAAAATGAATAAAGATGAAATTATAGAATTATCAAAAATACATTATAATGGTATGCCTGAATTTAAGGCAAAACATTTTGTAGGTAATGCTCAAATTACTCCTTTTGCTAAAGTTAGACAATATTTGGTTGAAATCGAGAATCGTCAAATAATGCTTGAACAGAATGAATATGAAAAGGAGAAATTAATTTTAGAGATCAAAAAAGAAGAAAGAAAGTTGAAGCATGAAACTGATGATATTGAAATTGAACTGATTAAACTAGAGATAAAAAAGAAAAGAAACAACATAAAATCTTTTGATAAATTAATACATAGAGCCGTATCCGAAAGAGATGTTTATGTGAAATTGATTCAAGATATTATAGATTCTCCTGATGGTAAATACGAAGATGGTAGAACCCTACTGGAAATTATGGAAGATCCTATAGTCACCGAAAAATTAGAACATCAATACTGGACTTTTAGAATGGCCAAGCAAACGGCATTGGATATGATAGCATATGGTAGAGCAGGATTAGGAAATATGGACTCAGTTTTTATGTTAGATGGTGAACAACAGCAAGAAATAATCAAACTCGCAACTGATTTATTTGTAAAAAATGAGAATAGAACTAGATATTTCTTAGAAAAATCAAACGTCAATGAAAAAAATAGTCTTTTAACTCAAACTCTTCAGATTGAAAAATAAGATGTATATTTTGTTTAAAGGTGTATCAGATAAAGAATTATTCGGTATAAGAAGAATTGGTACATATCATGAATATGTCGTTGGATTCATCGATGATTCATTGGCAGAAAAAATTAAAATAGATCACTTACACTTTACTGTATTGACGGAAGAAGTTGCGTTATGTTATAAGTTTGCGACACTTCAGAGAAATTATTTGAAGGTGAGATATGATGATGTTTCTGCCAAATTCGATTTTAATCAACTATATGAATCTATGGAATTAGATCCCACTAATGATCAAAAATATAGATATTATTTGACAGAGCAAGATGAATTAAATACGGTTTCTTTTATAAAATCTTATATGAGGCTTATTTTAGATGATGTATATGATAATAAGATGAAAAATAATTTATTAAGTGTATCCAATTTAGAATTTAATTCTTGGGAACAGCAAAGAAAGGAAGCAGAGGCATATAATTTAGATAATAGTGTTGAAGTTCCTTTAATTCAGTCATTGGCAAATTCTAGAGGAATTACTATTCAAGAAATGGTGGAAAAGATTTTATCTGCCGTTCAAAATTATTACAATAACCTATCAATTTTATTAGCAAAAAAACAGCAAATAGAATCAGAAATAAAAAATTGTAACACTATTTTACAATGTCAAATTTTACTTTTTAACAGATTTGATTATACTATGGTACCGTCAAGAAAAGAAGAGGCGGGTATTGATGTGAACGCTCAATCAACTTATGATTTATGATTTTTTCCATTCCTATTAATCCTAAATTAAACGAAAACCAGTTCAACATTTTTTACAATTTTTGTAAATCATATAAATCTCACATTTACGATTTATATTTTACTTGTAGAATGCCTCCTTTTTTACAAGATGCAATGGGTGATGTTATTCAAAATGATCCCTATGGCCCCATTGAAAACGCATTGAATATTCAGGAAACATTGGGTATACCTGTATCTGCAACGTTTAATAATATAATGATTAGGCCTGATCAAGATAATTTAGATCTTTTTATCTCAAATTTTAGTCAACTATATGATGCTGGTATTAGATCGGCCACCATACCTCATACACAATGGTTATTGACAGGTCAAATACAAAAACAATTTCCAGAATTGATGATTAAAAACACGATTTTGAGAAATGTGAATCGTGCAAATCAGGTAGCTAAGTTAGCAGAAGCAGGTTTTCATTATGTAAATATTGATCGTGATTTAATGAGAGATCTTGATGAGTTGAAAAGAATTAAAAAGGTTTCGGAAAAATATTCGATTAAAATAGCACTTTTAGCAAATGAAGGATGTCTTGGTAATTGTCCAATAATGGATGAACATTATCACTTTAATAATACTAGATCATTTCATCCTCAATATTTTGATGATCCTATCTCCAGAATATCTTGCCAATCTTGGCAATTAACAGATTTATCTACAGAATTGAAAAATGCAATATTACCACCATGGAGAGATGATTGGGTTGAAATTTTAAACTATGTCGATGTTTTTAAAATGCATGGCAGAGAAAATATTCAAGTTTTATATCGAACCATGGAATTAGTTGGAAGATATGCATCGGATCAAAAAATATTATATGATGACTTTGAAACATATTTGATAGAAAATAATCTAGAAGAAAATCCTATAAATTTATGGCGACAGAAAATTAAGAATTGTAAATTTGATTGTTGGGATTGTAATTATTGTGATAAAGTATATGAAAAAAAATCAAAAATAAAAACACATCAGAAAGTTATAAAAACATTAGATGCTATTAATGTTTCCGCACATAATAATATTTCATATGAGAGATTGGGATTAACATCATCACGTGTTCAAAATTTGATGCATGAATTGTCAAAATTTTCTAACAACTTTTTAGAAATAGGATCAGGTTTTGGTTCCGTCACACAAACTATTCATGAAAATGTAGTCAATTTACACTGTGTAGATAATTGGTCTGACAGTGATATTCAATCACAAGAAATGCGATTTGAATTATCAAAAAATAATATTGATGAATTTAAGAAAAATGTTAAAAGAGATGTAATTATACATGAATGTGATATATTATCAGTAGATAAAACTAATATAAAAGACATTGATCTGTTTTTTTATGATGGTCCAAAAGAAGAAGATTATGTCTTTTTGGTCATAGATTATTATAAAGAATGTTTTGATGATGTTTGTGTGATGGTTTTTGATGATGCAAATTGGTCAGGTATTGTTGAAGGTACATTAAATGGAATATTGAAAAATAATTTTAAAATTTTATACGATAAAAAAATATTAAATCCAGTCGAAGATTTGACGAAATGGTGGAATGGATTGTACATAATTATTATTGAAAAAAATGAAACAATTTAAATTATTATCAGCAGATTTATTCATAGAAAATATTGGTACAACTGAAGATATTAAAAAATTATTAGATTTTGCATATCACCAGAAAAAAATCATAAAAAATAATATGTCATTTAGTAATTATGGTTGTTGGAGATCTGAATTTAAATATGAAAATATTGATTGGTTAATACAGGAAATACTAAAATTAACTTGGAAAGCAATAAATTATTATTCTGATATCGATCCCGTATATAAAAATAAAGTTTCTTTTTATGGTACACCCAGAATAAATTATTGGACTAATATTAATGAACCTAAATCAAAAAATGCATTGCATAACCATGATTTACATCATTATGTTGCTGTTTATTATTTGCAATCCCAAGGCACCGGTCAAATTGTATTCCATAATCCTGCCAATTTATTAGAAAATTGTCATTCACATTCTCCATTTGTTTCTCAGATGGGATACGAACCTACTGAGGGAGATTTATTGTTATGGCCTGGTTGGATGCCTCATAGTATAGATGATAATAACAGTCAAAAAGATAGAGTAAATATTGCCTTTAATATACGATTTGATACACCTAGAATGATTGAGAATAGATATGATTGAGTTTTTTTCATCTGTTGATGGTTTGACAGAAAGTTTTCCTATAATTAAACATTCCAAAGAATTGCCGAAGTGGACAAATTTAGCTAGAGAAGACTTTAAGCAACAACAGGAGAGTGGATCGCAGCATATTTTTAAATGTCCGGGAATATTTCATTTTTTCAGTTTAGGTTTTCTTGTAACATCTTGGCATGACTTTGAAATAACTTGTACCGACAGAGGTTTAAATTGGACAATTCCTGACAAAATGATGAATGAACTGT